TTATAAACTCGCTTCCCCATTCTTATACAAAATATAAGTCCCTAACCCGCGCAATATTTCCCCAGACCAGAACCCGTAAAACATCCCGTTATCACTATCAGGTCTGACAGCCGGTGACCAACAGCCGTTCATTGGGCTAACTGCTGACACCACTTTGTAGTTATCCATAATTTCAGTGACTGCTTGCTCAATTAACCAATCGAGCTTTTCATGCTGATAACCAGACATGGCAGCAAAGCAGAGCCCGCAAAGCCACAATCCTGACATATGGCCAACAAAATCCTTTTCTTCGACGGGTGTTGATTCTGCGGGGAACTCACACGGGAACCCGCCTACTTTGTCAAAGAAATTAATCAAAAATGGGATCCAGTTTTCCACATACTGAATGAGTGTTGCTGGTACTGGTTTGTTGGCATTAATCAGTTCATTCCATGCCCTTGCCGCTGAAGCAAACGCACGAGGTTGATAACCCGACCATGCATCATCCCCCCAGTGTTTAAATATGAATGTATCGGCATCACCATAATCTAAGTTATCCCAACGGTTCCACACATAAGCGGCTGCACCAGGACCTGTTAGATTAAACTTCGCTTTATAGGCTTTTTGAGAGTCCAATAAAAATTGGCACATGTTTTCCAAATGCTTTTCTGCGTTATCCTCATGCACATAAATAAAAGGATGCTGATAGCCGGGGTATGGTAATCCTCTCCATGCGTCGAACTGGGAAATGTCTTTAGTTGAGTTGTTAGAAAAAGGAATAACACCGGGTGTGTATGCCAGCCGATTTAAGTCGTTATAACTAATATCACAATCACCAACAAAACCTTCAAATCCATCCGGCCCAGAGAGTGTGACTGAAAATTTATAAGTCCAACCATTGATATCATCAAACCCTGCTGGCATCTCATTAAAACAATACCAAACGAGCTCAGAGACATTATCATTTTGAAAATCATTAACGCCAATATTCACACTAGTAACTGCCTTAAGTGTTGGCTCAACAGGTCTTATTTCCTCATCAGTATGATCAGGTTGATAGTAGGACAGTACTAAACTTTCTGGTGTTAACGAAATGGTCGACCAGCGGTTATTTGTCGCAGGTAACACCCAGTACCAGCGCCAATTATTGGCATCCGCAATAGTAATATCCCATGGATGTTTTGCTGATTTGTACGTAAATGATCTAGGCAATGCATCTCCGGTTGTCGTTGACCAAAATCCCAGAGACGCGCCGGCCCCCTCGCCCATTATCAATCTTTGTACTACCGATGACCGTTCATCAATAATGTGACTATCTAAAAAATACGAAACATCCGTTTTCCCCCACGCAGAAATGCCCACGTCATTGACCGTCAAGTACTCAATTTCCTGATTTCGCTGGATCAGAGAGCCCACATTAAACTCATGTTTAGCAATTGAGCCATCCATTGGTGTATCAGGAAGTGAAAGAGCCCACATACTGCCTATTTCCATTCCTTTTTGGCTAACAATTACCATGTCTACTTTCACTTGCAGGGGCTTTCTACTTGCATCTAACCCACCCACGTTAACGGTGATTTTTGAGTTTTTATCGATTTTTTTTGAGATACTTTGTTGTTCTAGAGTGACTGCTGTTGCGCCATCTGTTTTGATACGAATATAGCCGCGACTGTCCCTGTCGAGTAATACGCTAGGCTCTTTCGGGTAGTGATATTCGTATGAAATGCCATCCGTAAACGGATTTTTATCCAGCGTCGATTGCCTGAAAAACTTATCGCCAGAATCAATATCAGCATAGCGCAAACACATCAGAGCCGTATTGCGCCAAACTAGCCAGTATTTACGTTCACCTGTGATTTTCCACAGCATATAGCTGGCTTCACAAAACCATTCCTCTGCGTCCGCTGCATTGCCGTAGTTTTCAGGATCGACAACCGGCACGTTTAGCGGTCGGTTATGCCATGCCGTGTTGCGCCCCATTAAATAGCCACCGTGTTCAACGGGTTGAATATTCGCGTGACATAATTTCCAAGTTCCGTTAATCGGGGATTGCATTTTGACATAGCCTTTCGGTTCTTTGGCTTTTTCTTCAAGCACATCGCCATTGCTATTAATTTTTCGTCCCAATAAATCGACTAGCCAGTCAAGGGCTACTGACTCTCCAGATGAATCCCAATCAATAGTGCCGTCCTCGGCATAGCCCACTACCCGTGCATTCATATTTGGGTATGAAAGCTCACCGCGATACGCTTGTGTCACGACGTCTAAATATTCCCCCCACAGTGGTGCGCCATGGGGTATTTGGCAAACGCCATTAGTGAAATTGATTTCTGTTGTTGTAAAGCCCGAGTGCGTTGGCGCATCAAAATTAATGGGCCAATTAGCTAAAGTGGGCTCTTTGCCGTTAATGATCCACTGACATAACCAGCGGTCGTGAGGCGGATCAGGGATTTCTTGCCCCTGATAAAAATGGTCAATATAAGCATCAAAACACCAAATTGCTTTATCAAGCCAATACTTATCTTTAGTTGCGCTATAAACATAGAGATAACCGAGGATTTGCAGCGATTGCCCTTCCGTCGTTGCATCGCCATTGGGTTGTGATTCTAAGCGGGTATAACCGATGGTGTGGCGATTATTAGACAAAACACCATCAGGATTAAACACATAATGCTGTTTGTCTCTGTCTATGGTTAGGCCTGTATTTTTGTTTAAAAACGCTTGATGTCCAAACAGCAAGCTATAGACAGACATTAAATTATCATTGTGATACATGCATCTGCCCTCCAACTAAGCGGCCTAACCAATTCTCCTTAATAGCCGTAAACTCCAGTACATCAACGGATCCTTTATCCCATGACAGCACGGGCTTTCGCCCGAATGACCACAGGATATCGCCTTGATACGTTAATTGGTTTGCTCCTGTTCCTTGTGTGACCACCCACAATATCTTCGCCCCCTCTTTCGCCTTGGGTAACGTGACAGTGCTCATCGAGTCCATCAGAGTTGAGGTGTAATTCGCCCCTTGGGTCTCGGGCAATGTGACCACTTTATTGATAACCGGAACATCAATAGTGCGGCTGACGGATTGAAATTCAGCATTGGAAATTAATTTTAATATCGCGTCTGAGAGTTGGGTTTCATTGGTGGCTGATTGGGGGATATTTGCTGTCTTTAAGACATTGAGAATTTCACGCTGAACAGAGTTAAACCATTTCCCCATCAACTGTGTCGGGGCAATGCCCGCAACTGGATCGCCGTCCGTAAATTCACCGTGCTCATCGGCTGTGCTGGTGATATCACCAATTTTTTTCATGATAAATCCTCACGCAATTAAGGTGATTTAATAAATTGAAATCGTATGAAATACGTTATTTAGACAGGAAAACTACGGATTAACAGGCCAATCGATATTTGGAGCAGTTGCTGTATCAATATCAGCAATTTTTACGCTGTACACTTCCCACTGTTTTAGTAACTCCACTTCTTCATTAGTTGCCATCTCTAAACGTACTTTACGTTCAAGAATTAAAATTTGTTGTTCTGCTTCTTCTAATCGTTGGGCTTTTTCTTGTTTTGCCAGAGTGACGAGTACTGCTTTTTGTGCGTCTAAATCTGTTACCCAATGTTGACCATTCCAACTATCAAACTCTGTTTCTGGAGCTTGTAGTGTTAACGTATCAGGGAGCTTACCAATAAAATCAACTTCAATGGGTTGTCGTGTTTCTGTGTTGTACGCCATTTTTCCGCGATGATCGGCTATCACTTCCCATCGGGCTTTATCTTCACTGCGCACAATGGCGAAACCCGCCTTGACTTCAGATGGAGGCGCATCAAGGTAAGCCCCCGCAGATACACTGACGTCAAAATAAACAAACTCCATATTGGCGTTTAAATACTCCCCCGTTTCAGGTGCTGCGACATAGGTTTTAATCCAACCGGCTTTGGTGGCTAAGCCATTTTCACCGATTTCGGCTTGTTCAATGTCTAAATTATAGTTTTTCATTATGCGGCTCTCACAATATATAAAAATGCAATGTTACGTGGGCGGTTTTCATTGGCTGTACGATTTGAACGAGATGTATCAAAAATAAGTAAGCGAGAACCCCCTTGGTTACTTGCCGCTTGGTTTCCATTCCCATTACCCAGTTGGAAGGGACCCGACGCGGTATTATTTAATGAGTCAGTGGAGGTGGTGCCATAGATTTTTTCCATCGCATCCAACTGCGAACTCAAGATCGTTCGACCAACATCAATCCCTCGTCCAGCATCCGCACCTCGAATAAATTCAGCACGCATTTCTGGCAAAACACCCGAAGGATAGGCTTTCGCTAAAAGTGGGTATGTGGCTTTATTAAATGATTGGCCATTGCAAACTAAGTACCCCGCTGGTGCAGTCGATTGAGCCCACGGAATAGGTGAACCCACGGGGTATGATGCAAGTATTGCATCGGTAACTGCCTTCTGGCTCATGATTTGCGTGGTTGATGTGCCTGTCGATTGTATAATATTAGCTTTATCAACCTTCAGATCTAATCCATTTCGCAGCGCAGTATTCGTCGCGTAGTCACCCACTAATTGAAATCGGTCATTGGATTCTTTCTTCGAATAACTGTAGCCCGTTGGAAGATAACCCGCGCTATTAATGAGTTTGATAATGGCTTCTGCAAGCTGGTCTTCCTTGGTTTTCGACTGCGGAATATCGGCTTTTACTAACACATTTAAAATTTCACGCTGAACAGAGTTAAACCACTCTGCTAATAATTGCGTCGGCATTTTTCCGGCCGATGCCCTACCGTTTGTGAACTCACCATTTTCATCCGCAGAATCGGTGATATCGCCAATTTTTTTCATGATAAATCCTCACGCAATTAAGGTGATTTAAAGAAATGAACGTCATCAATTAACTCGTGGTATAGCTGACATGCAAAATGGTGTGGGATGGGGTCAGTGTTTTGAGTTTACATTCAATGTACCGGTCTCCCCATGAACGTAGCGGATCGCCACTTTGACTCGTCCCAGATAACGCATAACGAACCGTCGACTCCCCTGCATTCACTCGCCAAACAAAAGGCCAATCCTCACCGTTGATTGGATCACCACAAAAAGACAAACCACACCTTGCGGTTCTAAACTCAGTGATAGTCACGATGTAGCCCATCATTTCAGCGTAACGAATGAAGAAAAACTTTGACTGTCCATTAGTTGATATCAGTTTTGACACAACAGCATTTTGCCGCTTCGCTAAATTACTGGTTTCATGCAATGAACACCCATCAGGAAGCCCTAATGTTTTTTCCCACTCGGGTAACATGCTGTTGACAGTCTTAGGAAACGCCTCTTCAAGCAACTTTATCGCATCAACGTCAGAGCGATGATAAGTTTGTGCGAGCCCTCTAAGCACATAATTCATGACAGTGTTAGGCTTCAAGTTCCACGCACGACCTTGAGGCGCTAAACTAACCAATGCTTGGGTGTAATCATCAACGCTATACGGGATCATGTGTATATCACCTCTCCACGCGTCGGTATTTCCCCAATGCCCAGCTCAATATCTGTGTTGGGTGATATCATCTGATACCCCATTAACCCCAATGATGAATAAATACTGCGGTCAATATCTGCAGGCGTGATTTTGTTTTCATTCGCAGGATCACAACGCTGATAGAAAAAATGGTCGATGGCGTCATGTAGTGCATTCCTTTCTTCCGCACTTAAATGCGTTAGCCCCTTAAGCACAAAGTTCACTTTCTTGTTGATGGGAGAGCAAACCCACACCAGTGCGGTCACGGGTTGTAAGTCATACAGATGATCGGCAACGCGTAGTTGATCGCCTGTTGCATGAACTTGATACACTTCCTGCGTGGCTGGCCCATCGGTGCCGATTGGAAAACCATGATTGCTGTTGCCATCACACATAACATAAATACCCACCGTTCCACCGCCAAGCAATCGTCGCCTGACCCATGCGCGAGTCACACCCGGTACTTCTTTGGCCCAGCCGAGATAATCAGCTGTATTCCCCCCTTGAGCAGGATTTTGGTAGGCTTCCAATGTCCGACTTCTAAATAACGCTTCAGATTCAATGTCTGTCCCGCCCGCAATCGGAGCCATCGCAATCAATTCAGATGATACCCCGGCAATACTGATATCTAAAGTAAGCAAGGTACCCGCGGGGCTATTTCCAAGATACCCGGCTTCCTCTGGCGTGTTATTAATATCAGGAAGTACAGCAATAATCGAAATCAGCGCTTCTCCCGAATGGGTGATAATGGCATCATCAACCGTTTCGTATTGATAGCCATCCCCACGATTAAGCTTGCTGCCTTTACGAATAAGCGTCCCCGGGACACCCGTCGCTTTGACGTTAGGACACTGGGCGCGTTGAGGGGCTTTGCGATACACCCGTTTTAATGCCCCCCAACCGGCTAACCATTCATCTGTCGCAGTAAACGGTGTGGTTTGCTTAGCGATATAGTCGAGATAACCGTAGTGCATGTGTGACATGCCAGCGGTCATGTCGGCTAAAATGCGTAAGTTTGAAAATCGCAGTAGCGCACCCGGTTCTTTTAATTCAGAACGAATAAATTGTTCGCCCTGTGCTCTTAATTCCGAGAGCGTTTTTCGCTTAAATGGCATCGTTACGCCTCCCAAACCCAATAAAATCGTAAGTCACCTTTATCCCCTGGTCGGTGATAGCGAATAATCATGTTTAGCCGGTGGGGATAAACAATTTGTGTCGCCACTTCTAAATAAGAAACCACCCCATCATCAATGAGCCACTTTAATGCCTCACGAGCGTAGTCCTCGGCTTTTTTAGCCACGGCAACAGTCAACTTTTCTCTATCCAGCAACCACAATCGTGATCCTACGTTGTAATCATTTCCGGCATCTCCCCACCAGCCACGACGGTAATTTTCATCCAATTCATCATCCGATTTAGCCACGCCATCCGTGAATAAACTGATTAGGATGCCAGTCTGTAAATCATCACCCGCCAATAGATCCCCCGAGCCTTGTCGCCAATCGGCTTGATTAGCGTTGACCTGCCACCAACTCGAAATATCTGACATTAAACTTTCTCCTTGATAGATTCGCTAGTCACTGAACTACCACCCGATTGAACATTTTTAACTGCATGATTATGTTTGTTATAACTGTCTCGCAGCGCTTTTAAGGTGGATTTGTTACCTTCACAATTATCGATAATGTTCCCTGTCACTTTGAGTACTGGGGTGTTTAGCAATATTTCAGTTGACGCATTCACCGTCACTTTCTTGGCATTGTTTACCGTGACCTCTTTATCTTTTGCCTCAATCACAATGCCTTCCTCGGTCATTAAAATATGCAGCCCCCATTGGTTATACAGCACACTTTCCCCTGATTTGAGGTTTTGATGCCTTGAGGATGGATGGTTGCTGGCAAAAATAATGGCGTTTGAACGGTTACCATTGAGGTAGGCAATTAAGACATCCGAGCCTGCAGGGAGAGAGGAAGAAAAGCCGAAATCGGTATAACGAATGGTACCGTCACGGACTTCCATGTTGTTATGATACTGAACTTTTTGAGTGTTACCGCTATCTTCCGACAATGCCGTTTTACCAAAACCAATGATCATGGCAATACGTGTTCTGATGTCTCTTAAAATCTGGTTCATCATCACATCCTAATAGTTTGATAAAACTCATACGGCTCAACAATAAAGGCTTCAGGCGGCATGAGTGTCAAAATGGCTTTGGTGCCATCCATTCCCCGAATAAATACCACGTCAGAAAGCAACCACTGTTTATCCGCTAGGCCGAATATAGGAATGTTAATGGGAATGAGCGTGTTGGGTTGCCACAATTGGTTGTCTTTATCTCGCCAACTGTCTATAACGACGTGCAGCTCTTTTGAGCGACCATAACGACGGTTCATTTCCCAGTTAATCGCTTCTTGCTCACGCCTTGCCGTAATCAGGTTACTTTCAATAATGGTGATGTAGTTGCGATACCGCATTTTTCCCGCTTCAGGATCTTGTGTTCTCGCGTTCTCAACAGAAGAATAGTCGCCATTCATTGGGGATACGGATAAAGACACACCAATATATTCTGAGTACCGGCTGTTCATTGAATCCGAAAAATTCGCCTCTTCGATATTCTGCCCTTGAGCCACACCACTGGCCGCAACTTCCGTTCCGGCTCTAGATAAAAATAAACTCCCATCAGGGAGTTCATAATAAAGGAGTGCAGACCATCGGCAGGTTCGTTCTATGACTTGTTGTGATGATTCCCCCCAGTTCAAGGTAAATTGAGGGATGGCACGGAGCTGGTTTTCTGGAACATCCGTGTGTACATCGATGCCATACCAACTCGCCAATTTTTTTGCGATCTGTAGTGCAGACGCTTGGCTAATGACGTTATTTTCCCACTTAGCGCTGCAGTCGACTAAGTCTTGGCATTTACCGCGCCCTGATACGCGAATTTGATGTTGTGTTTTATTAATCGCAGGGTTCCAACTGTCAATATAGCCCGTAACCACCTTGTCCTCACCGATCATCACTTCACAGGCATCACCGGCTTTCACTAATTGTTTTTCATCCGTTGCCGGATAATAGTCCATCAATGACAGTTCAAAGTCGCTTGGGAAACGCTCTATTCCGCGCGTAATGCGAATACTGTCCCACCCCATGACGCGCTTGCCATTAATCAGCAATGACACCTCATCCTTATTTGTCTCATTCATTTTTTTAGCGCCTTAAATTTGCTAGGCATAAAGGCAGGATGACGAGGAGAAACTTCCATCACCAGTTCATCACTACGGTTTGCATCTTGATAGATTCGATTAGCAATATGCAGCACGCTCAACGTCGAGGGTAACGAGTATTGCGTTAATCGGCCTTTCTCTGAGCCTTTATGAATGTATTGTGTGACAACGGCCGTTCGCATTTCATGCAATAACTGATAAGCATCATCAATGCCAAGATCGCCAATATGGGTTAATGCATTATCAAGAATATGGCAAATATCACGCTGCTGCTTTGCTGCATCATTGCTACTACTGGGCAAGGTTTGAGTGGACAGAACCGCCACGGCCGCGGAAGTCACAACCGACAAATAAGCAACCGTAAGAGAAGTAATACGCTGACTCTGCTCCCCTCCCTGATATTCAGGATATTCAAATAGGGACAATTGAGAAAGCAATTGAATACGACGCTCGACTGAACTGGCCAGCGACATCATGTGCAAGATTGTTTCTTGAATATACTGGCAAAATTGCTCGGGATCTTTGGCTTGTAAAATACTGTTCAATTGCTGTGAAATCGTTTCGCGATCTTGAGTTATTGCCGTCAGTTGTTTATCAACAATGGCAGATTCATCTTCGTTGGATACAGAAATGAATTTCTTCCCTGTGGCACCAGAGACTGCACCACCTAATGTACCGCTTTGGTAGCGTCCATATTGTTCTGAACCGAACACACTCCCTAATGAGTCACTTAAATTAGTGGCTTCATTCAAGGTTTTATCTGCCATCATCACCCAAAAGCTGGCTGTGCGTTTGATGGTTTCGATTGTTTGTGCAATCGCCCTCATTTCGCCTTTCACCATCGCCATGTATTTTGCGGCCATCGTCGTGGCTGTCTTTAACCAATTTTTGGAGGTTAAAATACCTGAATTTTCAGATTCTGTGATCGCAAAGACCTTTAGGCCTGATTCAATGACCACCAGCTCAAATTCAAACACGCGACCATTTTCTGCGCTTTCACTGACACGCAAACCACTTTCAGTGACATTAACCGTTAATTCACCAAGCGTGGGATGAATTAGCGTGCCTGTATTGCCTTCTTCACAAACAGCTATCAAGTTATCACGCTGAGTAAATACATCAGGGGCGTCATAAACTAGGCTGTCTTGAATTAAAAAGCCTTTTATTGTGATCCGTCGAGTGCTACGACCTAAATCTTCAACCCATGCCTGATCTCGATAGGGATATTCATGCACCGCAACACGACGACCGAACACCGTTTCACCCGACATGACACCAAACGGGATGCCACGAAAGGATGCTTGTCGCAAATGTTCAGCCCATGACCATGAGCTATCCTCTCCCAATAAGGAAGATAATGCGTTTTGAATTAATGCCATGGGAACTCCAGAGATAAAAATCTAAATAATGATTTTGTTAACATTTAATTGTGCATACTGTTGCTCATTACATAGATTTAATTAAAGTAACATACAACTTATATAAAGGTGATTTCTGATGAAATATATAAAAATACTTACTGCATTGTCAGTATTCGTCCCTGTAATATCATTATCCGCAACCCCTATTATTTGTGAAAACCAAACTTCGGGAGAGAAAGGTACTTCTATCTGGCCATCTTTTTATTTATCAGGCCAAGATACTCTTTGCTTTGATGTTAAAGGGTGGCCTGAATACTCAGGAAATAACTGTGTAAAAAATGGCAAAACAATAAATTGGACTGGATTAGTTATTGTTTCTGAAGATGGAGAATCTCAAGGGCGTGATTCAACTAATTTCAGAGTAGTATCCCCTATAATAAATAGTGATAGCATTAAATACAGCATCGAATGGTCCCGAGGCGGCGAGTGGAGAACAATGCAAAATATATCTGTAAATAGGCTTACTGGAGGTGCTGTTAGTTATTTTGTAACTGAGCATGGTGGCGAAAGCTACCAGTGTAGAGCATCACAAAAAGCATTTTAATTAAATCGATATCAATTATGCCCCCTCATTAAGGGGCATCCATAGGAATAGTAATTCTTCCATTTAATTTGGGTGTTAAGTACTGCGTTGTCTTTTTATCGGCACTCACAACAGTAATTTCCAGTTTGGAATTTTGCTGTAGTGCCTCAGATAAAGCACTGGTGATCATATTAACTGCTTGAGTTGCTTGATTATCTGCATTTATTGATGGCGTTCCCTGCGCTCGCTGTTCAGACTTTATCCGTTCCTCACGCATAGCCATCATATCTCGCTGCTCCATAACTTTAGTCGGGTTTCTCTTTCCTTTCCATCGGTCATCCATAATAGAATCCGTGATGCCTTCCATGACTTGGTCATAGCTAAATGGTTGTGCACCATTTTCGACTTTTATCATCGCATTCATCAACTTGGACAATACTTCTGGATTATGCATATCAAGTGATTCGAATGCACCATACCCAGTCTGTTTTGATACCATATCAATATATTCTTGCGTTTTATTTTCAGAGGCAGGAGCATACTTCCGAATATAATCATCAATGCGATTTTTACCTTTTTCAGCATCAAGCATTAGCTGCCGTGACATTGCCGCAAGTCCATCACGATCAGAGGCGAACACAGCCATTGTGTCTTTACCTTGCCCCTGTAACCCAATTTTATTATTTGCATCTCTTAAGTTGCCGGGGTTTTTGTTACGCAATCCTCGCGTGTTGGGATTGAATTTATCATGCTGGACCCAGTTATCCGGCGTTTGTCCATAATCAGTCACGGGCGCTTCTTTCTTCACTGGAGCATGTTCTTTTTGCCACTTGTTATATTCTTTTTGAACGCTATCCGTCATAAAACCAAGACTAACCGCAGCCTGATCGCTCCAATCCAACTTGTCATAAAACTCAGGGGTATCATATGCCCAACGTAGTGCTTTAGATTCTTCCCCATTAATGAAGCCAAGTGCTCTGTTGATAGCTGCACTATCAGGGCCATATGTCATTATGTCTTGTATGCCACCAAACCCATCAATCACAGAATCATCAGACAAAACATTATTAACTTTATCTGACCCTTTGGTTTTTAACCCTTCCCATGCCGCCCCTAATTCATTCAGAGCCGTGTCTAATTTACTTAGTTTTTCTACTACTTCAGTATGTCTAGTTAATCCAAGCTGATCAGATTTTTCTAATCGTTCATCAAGCTTACCCTCTCGCATTAATGCCAGCATATTATTATCAAGACCAACTTTACTCTGCAGTTCCCAATTACGGCTTTCTGGCATTTTAGCGATAGCTTTTTCTAAGCTCTGTAATGTCTTTGTGACGTCTACTGATCCATCTTTTTTCTGATAAATATCTGCGTCAATTTGACGAATTGAAGCAAGTAATTCATTGTTTTCACCTTTTATGGCTTTAGACAATTCAACATAGTAACCAGACATTGACTGACGAGCATCGGATTCATCGACACCACGCTGCTGGAGCGTTCCTGTTAAGCGGGTTTCTTCTTCAACAGACATACCCATACTTTTTGCATTCGTTGAAATGTCTGTCGCTTTTCGACTTTCATCGCGCAGTTGTGCGGCTATCTGATACCCTGCATAACCCACCGCACCGATGCCTCCTATTTTTTTTGCCATGCCAAGATACTTATTCGATAATTCCCCAAAGTTTTTCAACGGGGGGATCATATCTCCAATATTTTGTGCACCCTTATTGGCGATATCGCTAATGCTACGTAATTTATCACCAATTGACCCGATATCTGATGCAGTGTCTTTACCGCCAAGAGTGAGGTCTTCTTTTACATCACGAACACTAGGCCGTAATCGACTCAACTCACTTTCAATCTGACGAATAACACCACTTGCTTTATCATTCGCAGCCAACTCAAAATCAAATGTGTTACTCGCCATTTTTACCTCTATTGATTATTCGATTTGCATTATCAACCCACCAAAGCAAGCGACTTTTAGTGAGTGACCACGCATCATGTGGCCCCCATTTATAAAAATAAGTCGCTTCTGCGGCTAACTGTTGCCATTTTTGGAGGGATTGAACGCCAAAAAACTTTGCAAATAATCCCGACAAACCGCAAAGTCAGTAATAGCCATTTTTTTAATGACAGGATCTGGAATACCGCTGACAAGAACAATCAACAATCGCATCGCCGGTAATGAACTTGCTGACTTGGCTTGCTCTGCATAAAACTGTTCAACCTGAAGAAGAACTGGCTCTTTTAAGTTGATTTCTTCATATCGCACACTGCCATCATTCGATTCAATGGGAGTGTTCAATGTAAATGTTTTCGTTTTTTCAATTTCCACGATTAATTCTCCGTTACCGAGCGCCCTTCCCATCGCAACTCAAATTCAGCGTCTTCACTTTTTACTTCCTGTGCATTCACTGTCCATAAATTTTCACCGATGATGGTTTTCCCGTTCGCCAACTCTGCAACGATGGTGACGTCGGTTTGGTCGTTAAAATCGGCTACTGTCGTCCCGCCAGAATCGCGCACACGACAAGATATAAATCCCGCCCGTGGCTTTTCTTTATAACCGTGGACAGAATCCATTCCTGTTAGCGTTGAACGCTCCACTTTTGAGGGGCTGTAGGTAAAATCCCCTGCGACCATAATGGAAATCCCATTGACAGTGACATAGGCTGTCCCTGCCAAACGATTTGTTGTATTTGACATAGTCTCCCCTTAAATGTTGGGTTGTAAGCGGAACTGATTCAGTAACGCAAACACACGAAGTTGATTAATGAGGGTTCCCGTCCATAAAACATCTAGGCGATTTGGATTTTGGCTATTACGCTCAACGAGTAACCCTTTAATAAAGGCATCCGAATCTTGTACATGACCATTAAATTCCAATGACTTGTATTGAGCGATGAGTTCAGCGCGAACAATGTTTGGTGTGACAATCGCAGCACCAGGCGCAAATCGGGTTCCATCATTAGCAAGCTTCATGCGTCCGAACTTACTAGTGACTTGCGTGCGCATAAATCGCGACACAAACATCAGTAAATACAATGTTTCTACTTGCAAATAACTGTCATCGTTATCGCCATAGGCATTTTTTTGATAGGTGGTAATGATATTTTCAACACGTACCGTGCCATCATCATCCACCGTAAATGTCGAAATACCGCTATGGAGCAAATTATTGCGCTCAATCAATCCGAGTTGCTGAGTCGCGTCGGGTGCCAATACGCCCGCAATTGGCAACGTTTGCAGAGGGCGTCCCGGATCATTGCGCAAGCTCTGAGCAATCGCCCCCACATAAGCCGCTGCCCATTGGTAAACGGGTGAAGGTGATTTAGGTACGCCAAGCAATGAGCTGTGCTGATCATTGCGCTTTTCACCAAAATCCGCTAACTGACCATAAGTGCCAGAGATTGCACTGAAGCTATGGCCATATACCTGCTGATCCCAAGACCAGCGCCCTCCGTTATCAGAAAGAAATTCTTTCATTGCATCGAGTGAAGCTGTGTCGCTATAGGGATTAACAATGAAATCAAATGCACGATCATTTAAGTTTGCGAGACCATCCAATAAATCCGGTGCGCCACTTCCCCCTTTCATTGCTGTGATAGTCAGCTCTAACCCCGAAGGTGTTGCTTCTCCCCCCATGAAGCCCCGGTAATTGAGCTGAATATCAATACCGTTACCGAGCGCTCCTTTATTTTTTGCCGTAACCGTCAATGTGTCCGCCTCAGCCTTAACTGTCACGGGCATTTCCGAATAGAGATTGATGGCTTTTTCAAGACTTAAAGCAATATCATCAACCTTATCGGTTGCAACGACGGTCACTTGTACACGAATACCCGCGATATAGAGGGAAATCACCCCTGTTGCATTGGCGGGGCTATTCACTTTTATACTCCCTGTCGCAGCAATCATTGATGCGGTATCGGTGTGAGGTAATGCCCACACTTCGCCAGCTATATCATTACTAAAATACGCTTTTGCCATGCTATGCAAGACTGAACCGCTACCAAAACGCTCAGCGGCTTGAGGTGCTGAGGAAATGCGCTCGGGAACAGCATTTTGCGCTACCGCCCCCGTTAGCATTTGACCGACAAGCAATGTGCGCTGTGTTGCTGTTGCACTGTTTGCCATTGAGTTATCAAATTCAACATAAAACAACGGGGCACGAAGGTTATTCGGAACACGAGAAAATGCCACAGTCATACTTTTTTCTCCTTGGATTTTTGTACGGCAAGCTCAACATCCCCATCGTTAAGTCGAGCGCGCCAATAAACATTATTCGGCACTTCTTGCCCGTTTTCAGGCAAAGGAGAACCCTTGACCGGACAGCGCACGCTACGGCCATTGATTGGTTTTACATACATAGAAACTCCTGATTAAGTCAGGTTAATCGTGACGTGATGCTCTGGTGTGCCATCAGGCTGTTGAACATCAATATTGATGCTTGTGAGTGGATCCGCTTCAATTGGGTAAAACTCTTCGGGGCCTTGGTAGTATTCGATATCTAAATCCATTAGTAACTGAGCAAGATGGCCTTCACCCATTGCACTAATGTCGATTTGAGAGCGAACTTCAAGGAACTGCTGAATTTGACGAGTTAGCTCATAACTGTTGATAACCGCACGCTCAATCTGTTCCCGTAACGCCTCCAGAGCGAGTTCAGCTTTCATTGCACCATCAAGTTCTTCACCATCAAATTCTTCAAGTCGCCCTGTTACTCTCACCGTTGTAACGGTATTGAATTGAGGCACATTGCGACCCAGTGATTTTTTGTGATCAAAGGGGGTTTGCACAATAATGCAAGGGTATTCACCCCCTACGGTTGACCAATCCATCGGTGAATAAACACGGTTTTCTGCGGCCGTTTTCCCCTTTAACGCATTAACCACTAACTCACGGATCTGTGCTGCATTCATGACACTACCTTATTTAAGATAAGATGAGTTCCACCATGGCTATCGGGCTGAATATCCGCAACAACGAACAGCGTATTCACGCTATAGATAAATACCCGATCCCCCTTAATTGGAGGTGATGCAAATATCACATCACGAACCCCAAGAAGAGGACTGGTTGTGTTAATGCCGCTTTCGCCATCAGTGGACTCATAGTTTTGGGCATACGCTCTATCAAATATTCCCTCTATATCATAATGCTCTCCTTTTTTAGGTCGCCAGTTCGCCTTTTCAGCAAAAACATGATGGAGTGGATTTAATAGGTGTTTATCCCAATCAATGGCCATTAATAGTTACCGTTCCTGATGGATTGGCTTTCGCCAGTTCTTCCCGTACAGCATCCAATGACATAACCACACCAAGGCTCACCAGCCGAGTTGCGTCATCGTCTTCTAAATCAATTTGCTGATTTTCAGTGTAGAGAATGCCGTTATGCTGAACTGAGCGGCCTTTGACGACAACATAGATATCATCCGTTTCATCATCGCTGTCTGATTTTTTCTCAGTCTCAACTAACGGTTTATCATTTAACTTGTCTGTTGAAGCAACACTTTGTTGAGTATTTCCATCAACCTGTAACTCAGGGGGTAATCCCCCCAAGTCATCAGTTTTATCCTTCTGCTCTTGGGGTTTCTTCGCCATAATGCCTCCGTTAAACAACCGTTGCACACAAAGCCGCATTCACACGGCTAGGGATAACCAGTGGTGATGACTGCATCATTAAGAAACGCTGCGCGGGATCATGTTCTAGCCATGATTTTGGTGCAAATGCCAGTGGGCCATAGTCGAATGCGGGGTCAATAATGGCACCGAATGCGCGTGTTCCCATTAAATCAGCCCCCGACATAATTACTGAGCCATCGGGGATCATCGGTTTCTCAATGTTATCGACTGGGTCAATGTACCAATCGTTATATAACCACAGGTCATAGTTGCCCCAATGGCCTTTATATACCGCCCCTTTTTGCACTTGGGTACCGGCATTGATTTGGTTACCAAACGGGCCCAATGCAGGGAAAGTGATCGCCGTGTCTTTAATCGTGGTATCTAAACGAAATGCTTTCCATGATTTAGTGGTAAACACGATATCAGTTGCAGCCGCACCTGAGTTTTTTAGAATACGCCCCGCCCAATCTTCAATATCGTCAGAAGGCTGAGTATTGGTTTTTCCTGCATCAACCTGAATTGGCCATTTATCGCTGCCACTTAATGTCACTGTCAGTTCAGCCGCTCGACCAAAGTTAACCACTTTGGTTTCATAGCCCTCTCCCGTTACGGTAACGGTAGCAGAAACTAATGCATTGGATGCCATCCACTCTAAGCGACGGTTAATCATATCGATTTGGTCAACCATTTCGAGCTGGAGATTTAACTCTGCCCGCTCAGCAGCAGTGTACTGTCCACCAATACGCTCTCCAATTTGACGCTTGATAGGCTTACGTAAATCAGGTGCACGCTTGTCTTTAATGTAGGCAGGTTTAAAACTGTTGGTTTGGAATTTACGCGACTCGACCAGTTTACCTTCCACTAATGGCGAAACAAAAGGAGCCATACGACGTAAGCCGACATCCACATCAATAGAAACTTCTTCAGTATCAGACTCAACCACGTTGGGAAAGAATTTATCTAACAGCCAGTTTTGACTCGTCTTCAAGTTAGGTACAACTTGCACTAAAACATTTGTATCGAAAATATTCATACTTTTTCTCATGTAAAAGACGTCAAAAGCCCTACTATGACTAGCATTCAACGTCTAAGTGAATTAAAGGAATTAAGCTTGTACGCTATCGCGCAGGAAAATGGAGAATTGACGTAATGCGTCAGCCAGTTCAGGAACCGTCCAAGTTTCATCATAAGTTGTTTTATGATGATTAAACTCGCCCATCAGATACACGCCAGTGGCGGCAGCTTCGCTTGTTGTATCAATATCATTGACCAAAATAGCACAGGGTTTTTCGCTGCCATCTGTTGCATCTTTTTTACAGATAACATATTCACGGGTGTCTTTAATTTTACCCAAAATCGTGCCACGAACCAGAATACCCGCTTTGGCGATAACCACAGTATCAGTCACAACTTGCAATGGCCCTGAAATCAATTGATCAGGGTTAAACTGTGCTTGGTGCATACCCGGTTGAAATGGGTTTTGTGAAATCTGATCCATTACTTACCTCCTTTATGTCGGTTATAGAGACTTGTCATTCGTTGAGCGACAGCCTCCGCTGAGCCTTTCGGAGCAACATCAGTATCTTGGCCTAGCCGCACTTGTTCTTCTTCACGCATACGGGCATCAAGAGAACGACGGTTGTTTTGTGGTTCAAGATTGCTGCTCAACGCTTTCAATGTGCTAATGGCTTCACTGGCAGAAAGAGAGGTGTTAAAGGCTAAATGCGCTGCCATATCAGGGCGACCCGCAGCCGCTTTGCTGCCAAAAATTTGAGCACAGCGTTTCTGTTCTGCACGACGGCCTTTTTTCACATTTTCATCTTCATCTTCTGCATCAGGGTCTTCGTCTTCATCTTCTGCTTTTTTACTTTTCGCCTTCTTCGCTTTACGCCCTTCTTTTTCATCGTCATGATCTTCCACATCAGGATCGTCACCTTCAGCCTCTTCATCACGTTCATCTTCTTCCGCTTTGCGTACTTTTTCATCATCTTCTTCAGTGGCTTTTGCCTTGCGACCAATCAGATGAGCAAAGGTAAATTTAGACATATTATTTAACTCCAGAAACTTTTATCAGTTCGTGAAATGCGACATCAGGACTTGCAACAACATCTGCGAGTCCCATTTGTACGCCCTCATCAGCCAAAAAACAGGCTGCTTGTGTGTTGCGGATTATCTTTTCAGATAGCCCACGGTTACGGGAAACAGTGCTCACAAACAGACGCCCCATTTCATCAACATCGTGCTGTATTGCCGTTCTTGCTTCTTCGCTTAGGGCAACATACGGGTTACTTTCCGCTTTGCGATCACCATAAGTAATAATGGATACCTTTAACCCGTCCTCTTTAATGCGTTGCGACCAGTCACAGTGAATAACAATCACCCCAACGGAACCAACACCACCAGTACGCGGTACATAGATTTTGTCGGCTGCACTGGCAATGGCATAAGCAGCTGAATAGGCGTTTTCAGAAAGAATGGCATAAATCGGTTTTTTACCGCGTAATTCATAAATCAAATCAACAAGGTCAAAACACCCAGCCACCTCACCACCAGGTGAGTCGATATCAAGGCAAATACCTTTCACTTCGGGGTCGTGAATGGCTGACAAAAAGACTTGTCGTATGCCGTCATAGCCTGTCATGCCACTGTAAGGTCGTAATGAACCTAGCTTTTGCACTAGCGTTCCCTGAACGGGTATCAGTGCGATCCCTTCTAAAATGTCATACCCTGCATCTGCCTTTTTCTTACGCGAAAAGCGATCATCATCGTAATAATCATCTTCCATCATGGTGCTACGAATTTGCGTAATACCAAATCGTTCCATGACCGCGCTTATCACAACTTCAGCTTTTTGTGGATGTATGGCCAGAGGGGTATTAAATAGCTTTTGCGCTAAGTGCGGTAAATTCACTTGGCCTCCGTATTATTGTTTGGTTGCTGAGTGGGGAATGGCTCCGCCCATTCAGGTAATGGAATACCACGCTCCTTGAATGCTTCAATTTCACGTGCACGTTGATCTAGCATTTCTTCCCAATCCTCACCTGCGTTTTCAGCGGCTTCCATTTCTAATGTCGATAAACCCGCGTTCATCCCTAGGATTGCTCCTTTTTTCTCGGAAACAGGGTCAACCCATCCACGCCCGGGTCCCATCCATCGAGCCCGACTATAAGCGGCCTTAGCCTCAAGGAAATCAGGGGCATTATTGGGTAGTGGTAGAGCTTCTGTATCATGAATTTCTTCGACAAAAGCCGTGCCAATAGGTTGAGAGAACCCCACGGAAAAATCATCACGTCTGCGTGTTAGCGTTTTCCATGCTTCCACAATGGCCGCTCGAGCAGATGAGTAATTCACTTTTGACCAATCTTGCGTGACTTGCTGTGTCGATAACCCTGTTGCAGAAGCAATGTTTCGCAGAACTGCGCTTTCAAAACCATCAAAATTACTGGTTGGCCTTTCTGCTGAAAGTGTGACTATTTTTTCATTTGGGAATAAATGCGGTATTCGCGCTCCATTTTGTAGGTTGAGACGTTTATCTTCATAATATTCTGCACGCTGCGTTTGATAAGCACTGAGTTCTTCGCCATCACCAAAACCTGCATCCCCCAAAGCAGATGACACCATCTGAGCATCATACGGGGACTCAATATAAGCCCCGAAAATGGCATTCAGAATAGCCGCTTCTAGCTCTGACTCATCGTACTTGATTAACATTTTTAGCCGTTGAACAATAGGGGCTAAAATCCCCATACCGCGATGTTGCGCGCCTCGCTCCATATCAAAATCATGCACGACAACAGGCCTTCCCCATGCCGTTTCACGCTTAACACGTTTCCATGACATGGTTTTTTCAGCTGACCACCAATCCCCCATATGGGCTTCACGGATGTGATAAGCCACTGGCGCACCGTCGGCATCGATTTCAACACCACCACGTACATTTGCTTTGTCAAAGTTTTGCTGTGGGTTACTTAACCGATCAGGATCAATAATTTGCATCGTGGTGGCGTAGCGCCCTTTTCCTGCTCCGAGCCTATCGGGTCGATATTGCAGAACAGCGAGTGCATCTCCATCAAGCAATTTATGGCGAAAACCAAGACGTAACATTTGTGAGACAGTTTGTTTTCTCTCAACATCACAATAGCGCCCCGGGTCATTCGCCCAAGAACGCCAGTGCGCTTCTATCACTTTTCCGTACTCTTCAGCCCATGTCGCATCAAATGATTTATTCCCTGTGAGTAATCTCAACATTCGATAATCAGGTTTAAAGATGGGCCGAAAGTTAGCACCTACCGCATTATCCAACACCCTTGTGATAGTGCCTGATGCCCAACCATCATTACGGGCAAGGTCACGCATTCGTGAAACGATGCGATCACGGTAAATATTGATTTCGTTATCAGGTGACCACAATGCCGGTTGCCAATTGGCTAACTGATCACTATAAGAATCCGCAGCATCATAGGGAACTCGACCACTGCCGGATAGTGCATTAAATTTTAATTTGGCATTCGATGGTGGTAACGGTTCACCATTTAAGCCGAGAATTTTTACACTCATCAGTATCTCACCCTAATTGGTCGTCGACGTGATATGCCTAACATGGCCTGTATCGTTTGAATGAGAGCCAGTAAATCCCCAAGGCTGGTTTGCTGATAAGACACGGAACGCGTTCCATCCCCTTGGGTATACGAAAATGAAACCCCTTTCGCACCTGTCGAAAGGTCAATATAGGCTTGCTGTGCTTGGCTGAGTGCCTGTTTAAGCTGCTCTTGGCTCATGCCCGTCAACAGCGTTTTGATTTGTGACATTGGCACTCCTTAAGGTAAAAGTTGTGATATCCGCTTGCGTTTTGGTTTCTCTTCCGTGCTTTCTGGAATAACCGCACCGGGTAATCGAAAATTAATTCTTACCTCGGGCTTTTCTGGTGGTGATATCAAGCGGTCAGGGTCATTGGTAATGTTGTCAGACAATGCATTCAACTTAAGCCCCATATAGTTCAATCCACATAACGCGGCATAGCTATACACTCGACAGTCCAGCGCTTCATTCGCTCGACCGGGAATGGCTTCCCAGATTCGGTAACGTTGCCCACCAGCAACTTTAACTATCGATCGCTCTGCAAGTAATTGACTGAAATAATGCAAGTCGCGATCAATCGGGAAATGCATATACGCAGGGGATGCCTGATTACCTTCTGGCGGCTCTAAATGCAAACGTGCTCGAATAGAGTCCTTTGCTGCATTGACACCGATAATGATGGGCTTAAACCCTGCTTTAGATCGGGATGTGATTCGTTTCGTTGGCCAGATAGGAGAGCGTTTACCACCGCGAGCAGATTCCCCTTTTATCGCCCAAATTCGACGACCTAAACGCGCCTTGCAGAAGTCATAAACCGCCTGTGTATGATGACCACCGGAGTCCATACAAGCTGCCATGATGGCAAACCCGCGACCATCTGCACGACGCCAAATCTGTTTCAGGTATGCATCGAGGCGCTTCCACGGCTCTGGCGTTTCCAAGTCCCCCTCAATCACATCATGAGCAATGGACCAGCTTTCTTCATTGCGCCCCCAACCCACGATTTCAATTTCAAAACGGTCGTCTTGGGTATCGATACCAGCCGTTAGCATAGCCACACCATCAGGCACTTCTGCCGCCCAAACCTCACACCGTTCAAGTAGTTTTTTCTCACTCAAAGCTTTTTCCCCTCTGTCTTCATAAGGTTCACCCAACACAAGGTTAATAAATGTTTGTCGCATCAACGGATCATCCTTAACGCGAAGCCATTCTTTAACCAAATTAGGCCATGACGCATTAGGGAATAAGCTATAAGCCGCCCAAATATGGAAACCTGCATGACCCGTAAACGGCTTTTCTGCTCGCCACTCCCCGTTTTTAATCATCAATGCTTTGTCGTTATCATGGATAACGCAGCCATTGTGACGACATACGTAATAAGCCGTTTCGGGTAATCCGTTACCCTCGCTATCTTTATCCCACTTCATGCCATAAGGGGTATCTGGCCCACCCCATTCTAAAATCTGATATTCACCACAATGAGGGCACGGCACCCAATAACGACGCTGATCACTTTCACCATAAGCCTTTTCAATGCGGCTCACGTTTTTAACGGTTGGTGTTGAGCCAAGGACAATCTTCCGATTCCAGAATGTTTCAGAACGTTTGGTACCGAGTGCGATTTGGTCGCCCTCGGTACCAGCGCCACCAAAGGGGTAACCATCCACTTCATCAAATAGAATGATCCGACAGGTAATACGACGAAACCCACCCGGTGAATTAGCCCCCACCAGTGTTAAATTGGCTCCGTTTGAAAATTGTTTTTTCAGAATAGTTTGACCGCTGTCTTTTGCTTTCGCCTCACCCGCAATCGCCTTTAGAACAGGTGTATCACGAAGCATGGGGGCGATTTCCCCCTTACTGTAATCCTCCGCATCCTCAACCCGAGGCTGTACCACTAAAATTGGGGATGGGTCATGAGACAGGTAATAGCCCACAACGTGGTCAAGAATTTTGGTATAACCCACCCGCGCTGATTTCATGACTGAAACCTGTGTGACGCTGGGGTCAGTGATAGCATCCATCATGCCATCTTGGTATTTGAAAGAACGAAAGCGTCCTGTTTGTGCGGCATTTTCACGAGACAATACTGCGTATTTATTCGCCCATTCGCTTAAAGATAAAGGTTCTGGAGGTCTGACATCAGCACGTTTCTGAACCAGTGCACGGGTGAATTGTTGCCATGCATTATCCCCCCTGTTCACTGTGGTCAAGGCTTAATTCCTCCATCGCCTCATGGATAATATCCTGCAATGCCGCCACAAATTCAGTATCGCTAGATGTGGTTGCAAGGGATCGTAAGCGAGGGCCATGTTCAGGTGAAATGGCAATAAGCCGAGTTCGCATCGCATGATATTCCTCACCGACTTTGTTTATCATGTCCTGCCAAGGCAAAACCAAGCCGGATTTTTCTTCATATTCCAAACGGGCAAGCTCAGCAAAATAATGCTCTTTGATAGCACGAGACTCTTCCAAATCACGAACTTCAACATCACCAGAAACGAGCCCAGCTAAAACAGATTCAGCTTGTTGCTGAAAGGCTGATTTTTCTTGTGCTGCTTTTTTCTCAGGGACTTCTTTAGTTTTCCGTGTCGCATTTTTAGTGCGAGGGTCTTTACTGTCTCGGTACTTTTTTAAATTCTTATCACTGGCCTCAACATCAATTTCGTCTCCGGCCATCACGATGTATTGCCCACTCTTCATCCAGCGTGAAATCGTCTTGCGATTCACACCTGTGTGACCCGCATATTCAGAAATATTCATTGTGATCATGGGACATTTTCCGCTTGAGATGGGACATTGGGACACGTGGGACATTGCATGGGACATGTCCCACAAAAACGTGGGACACAAAACCACCTGATTTTTAACTTATCTTTTTGAATTAATAATAAAATTCAACTTTCCACATCATGGGACATGGGACACAAATTCAAAATTTTGTAGCTAGACGCAGACCACGGCGCGCAATGCCCGTGACATAAGAAAGTTCGAGGAAGGACCCAAAAAATAAATACGTCCGTTATAATCTGAAAAGTAATTTTATACTCAAACATTCTAAAGGATAACGTAATGCAAAAATTTGATCGCAAAATGCAAAGAATCTTACTAGAAAAAATGTATGAATTATCTCCGAATGAAGTAGATCTTAGTAATATAAATAAATACTCAGAACTAGTGCACATATTTAGTGTTAATGAGATGCCTATTGACGATGCATGCAGAATATTCAAAGCAAATGTTATGTATTTAGAACAACACGGTTTGCTGGAGTCATATTATACTCATGAACAGGAAAACCCACTTTTCAGATGGAACCCAGAAAAATTATCTAAAATAAGAATAACGAGCAAGGGTATTGATTTCCTCCTAACTGATGGGGGATTAGGTGCAATTCTTGGTGTTAAAACAATCAAAATTCATAATGAAACGTTAGATAAATTCGCTGAAATCATTCAGAATTCAGATTTAGAACCAGAAGAGAAACAAACATTATCTAACCTAATTAGAGAAAAAGGTACTGAGGCTGTTATTGGTTTATTAGTTGATAAAATTGCTAATAATGGTGGTACCTTTATGAGTACAATATTGAGATTATTGATATCACCTGCAATGTAAACCTTAATTCACTTAGCCGTGCGTATTGCTTCTTCAAGTGCTCGGCTTATTTCCCGTGGTAATAAAGCCTGTGCCATTCGCTGTGCCCTGTCATGATATCCAAGTACAGGCTGAACAGGTAACGCATCACCAAACCGAATAAGTAACTTAGGTGCTGGTTGTTTTTTTCTATCTTTACGAGTTCCATTCGGTGATCGCTGTATGCGTTTCCGTCCTTTCTTTCCTTTTTTCACTTTTTTGCGCTGCCACACACCATTAACACCGCCAACATCACCAATGAAAGTATTATCTTTAGCTTTCAGGCTGCTTAACTTATTTCTTGGTAAGTTGCCGTATTTATTCAACTTAATGTTCTTAGGGTTAAGCAATGCAGAGCCATTTAACTTATGAACACCGCCCTCTTCAAATGGTGTTAAGTATTCAGCTCCGATATTCATCACAAACACTTTAGCCCGTAGATCACTTTTACGTGCTCCACGGCTTTTAATACTCTTAACAGTGAAAGGTGTAGGGCTTTCTAAATTGCGTTGTAATGCAACTTTTTGTGCGTTTTCTATTTTGCGTGCAGTGCTGGTGAGTGCTTGCGCTGTCGCGAAGGGGATTTGCTTACGGATAGTTTGGATCTGATTATAAAGATCATCAATAGTAGCCATAAAAGCCCCTTCAGTGTCCTATAAAAACCTAAATTAAGTCGGATTTTCATAAGAAATTAATAAAAAATATATTTTTTTCTACCTTTATTTAAAATAACTAATTAAATTTCAGCTCATTACTTGCATCTTCAACAATATGCTTAACAATTAATTTAACTTTTTTTTCTAACTCGTTATATGCGATATGTTCGGGGTATTGTTCTATATTAACTGAGTATTTACTATTTTCCGTTAACTTAAAGTAATCCTCCAATAGTTTTTTAGCTTTTTGGCTTAAAGATATAGGTGCAAAAATATAAATACGCTGAATCTGAAAACTTAGCTCATTAAAACGTTTCCAGTCAAAATAATAATCATCAGTATCAATATGAGTATTAGATAGCTCTCTCTTGTGAATATTATGAAAATGATTTGATGCCTTAACATAAATATTTTCTATTTCTATTAATGAGTCTATTAAAGAATTATAAGCCTGAAGTTTTCTTTCCCACCATTTTTCCCTATAAAATTTTTTTATAGCGATTCTTGCAGTTATAGCAGCAGCTACACCGCCCGTAATTAGCCCTACACAAGAATTAACCAACAAACTTACCCAATCAAGCATAAATATATTTCCATATAAGAGTATAAACTATCATCAATATACTCTATTAAATCGTTAAGATTCAATTTAGAACATTGCGACTTCTCTCAATTTCAATATTTCTAATAGCTTCAATCTGTTCATTAGCCTTTTCTATCGCAGTAAGCAGTAGCATATTCCACAATACAGACGCTTCTGGCGATAGCGTTTTTCCATCACTATCAGGCGGTAGTGGAGGTACCACTAAATTAGTTAGCGTTGCTGGAATTGGCACGCATTGCGCGGGAACGTAATTCGTTTGTGTACTCGAACAAGCCATCAGCAACAGGCTGAGGCACAAGAGCATCACAATAAAACTCTTTTTGAAGTATTGTTTTATATTCAATGACTTTCTCCTGTGCCTTTGTATCGGCTTGAATACCATTGCGGTGTGCTGAAGTTGCTATGAGATTAAAGCTATTAAACTGCAGTGATTGTTTAGCAATGACTTCACTTTGCCTGACATTGTCTTGTTTGAGGTTATCATTATCTTTTCGTACTAAAACATTACTGTCATAAAGCGTTGCAGCCCACCAGCTCACAGCAAATAGCGCCCAAAATAGCCAGAATGAGTTATCTACCTTCATAAGTTAACCTGCCGGGCTTTGTTGTGATTAACCGCACTTTGGCAGCGCTTTTCTAGGCTTACCTTGTCAGTACCACCGCAGGTATCGTCTCTGAGTGCATATACGCCAGTTGAAATAAAGAAGGCGCACCCAAGAAAGAAGAAGAATAAGCCGACTCGAATTTTCCAAGGCATACTGCATTTTCTATCTCTCTGCGTGTTATCAGGCCTTTCCACTCTTTACCTCCTGCATAAGTCCAGCGTTTCAATTCATTGCAAGCGCCAGCAATATCACCTGCATTCAGTTTCTTCAGCATCGTAGAACGCGCAAAAGCACCCGTGCCCACGTTGTAAGCAAAGGAATAAATAGCGGCTCTGGTGTTATCGTCGATATCAACTTTGATTAGAGGGTCTACGCCCTTTCTGACTTTGCTGAGGTCTTTTTCAAGCAAAGCTAAACATTCTGATTCTGAATAGGTTTTAGTGGGAATGATGTCAGCACCTGTATGGCCATAACATACAGTTAGTACACCAACCACATCTTTATAGGGCTTGTATTCGACACCCTCGAAGAAAGAAAGCATTGCAACGGTTAAGACTATTACACCACCCGCAGTCACCTTTTTTATATTATTGGGTATTTTGGACATGAGCCGCCTCTTTGCGTTTATCTTCTTTTCGTTTGAAATATAAATTTGTCAGAAATGTCGCTACACCTAAAAGCAGGCTTCCTAATACCCCAATTGCTGCCCACTGCTCAGATGAGAAACCATCTAATAATTGTTTTAGCCAATAGAATGTTGAGCCTGTCGAAGCAGCATAGGAGGCGCCAGTCGTTAATTTATCCATACGCATATACCACCCCCTACGGAGTGCCCGATATTTAGTTAATAGGTAGCCACCAGCAAGGTCATTTCAGTAATTAAACATGTTGATAGTGATTTGCGGTGGCCATATACGAAAAAGGCCACGTAACGCGCAGCCTTGAAATCAGTTGTTCGGAATAACCGAATATGTGAGTTGAACTATCCGGAAACTCCGGATGGTTGAACCTGTAAGGATTACTTACAAGTTAACTTTTATGCTCAGCAGTGGAATGATCACACCGTTTGCATATGCAGCAATGACGATTTTTAAATCGTTCACCATCAAACTTGTCGATCAAGCTATCAATATCGGGTAGAAGTGCCCATGCAATATAAAAGTCATGAGGTGTCATTTCAGTTCCAGCGAATGGATAAATGCCGATATAACAATCATCACCCTCTTTATCTACTTCTATTGTTCCCGTATGCCAACCATCACAGGGATTAATAACAATTACATCTCGATTATCCATATCTGCGGTTGGTAATTCGCTAGCGGGTCTAAATACTAGATCTGTAGGTATTTGCATGCTGGGCCTCAACGAAAAATGAATGCCTGATTTAGCTCAGGCAAGCTGTTGTACGCCACTACAACTATTGACGCGGTTTATTCTGCTCTATCTCTAACGTTGTTTGTTCAAAACGATCGGTTTCTAATTCAACACCGATAACACGGCGGTTAAGTTTTAATGCCGCTTTTATTGTGGCGCCAGAGCCCATGAAGAAATCAGCAACAACATCACCCTCTCGGCTACTGCTATTGATAATGTGCTCCATCATCGCTGAAGGTTTTTCGCACGGATGTTTGCCGGGGTAATACTGCACTGGAGGATATGTCCACACATCAGTATAAGGAACATCAACGGTCACAGAGAATGGACGCCGTAATAGTTGATATTGCGCTGCTAATTCATGATATTCGCGCCTTAACGTGATTTGCTCACCAACCAATTCAGCATGTGCACGTTCTAGCGGGTTATGGCTTAACTTTGCCTCAGCAACGCGCTTGAATAAATCCTGAAGCTTCAGATAATCGGCTTCACTTGGTAACTGCCATTGACTATAACCGAACCAATGCGATGCCATTTGCTTGCCTGTTGCCTCGTGGATCTCTTTTGCTGTTATCCCTAACGAATCACGGGCTTGCTTGAAATACTCAATTAACGGCTTAAGCACATTTTCTTTAAGCTTACGGCATTGCTGCAAGTATTCACTACCCTTCCCTTTATAGGGGCCTTGGTAATGCTCAGCAAAAATAATACGTTCTGTAGCGGGGAAATAACTTCTAAGACTTTCTTTATTTTGCCGCCGCCATGGACCCGATGGTTTAGCCCAGATAATATGATTTAAAAGATTGAATCGCTCACGAACCAATATTTCAGTATCAGCCGCCAGCTTAGATCCACAAAACATATAAAGACTGCCCGTTGGCTTTAATACCCGCCAAAACTCAGAAAGCATTTCATCAAGCCAAGATAAATAGGCAGTGACATTTTCCCACTGATTATCCCAACTACAGCTTTTAACTTGAAAATAAGGTGGGTCAGTTGCAATTAGGTCGATGCAATTATCTGGAAGTGTCTTTATGTAACTGAGCGAGTCGTCATTGACTAAATTAATACTGTTTAAAATCACAGTGTTTTTCATAGATCAGGAGAACCTTTTTTGATAAGCTCACCTAGCTTTACGCGTATAAGCGGTGGGCCTTGGTTTGTCCGTGACCTCTTACAACGGGCAGATGGCTGGTGGAGTGCGTCAACACCCACCAGCCGCCCATTTTTCACAGTTGAATGCTTTGATATGTTCTTTCTTTGATGTTTTCTTTGATTAACCCAGCCATTGCTAACTGCGTTAATATCAATTGACAGTGCGGTTGTGTTAGCCCAGTGACTTGTGAAACTTCACCTGCTGTAACAGCCTCAGTATATGGGGTAGCCTCAAAAATGATTTTTGCTTCTTGCGTTATATCACTCTGTTTTAACATGATATTTTTAAATCCTTGGTCAGTTATTATGCATAACTACACATGTAACTCTGACAAGTAGGAACAGCAAGTCTTATGTTTATTTTAGGCATAAAAAAACCCCGCATTGCGAGGTTATAAACAATTTTGGCAACATACCAAATTAGTGTTAAATATGGCTTATTTTGTTCGGTTTTGCAAGTATTATGATGTTAAATTGCAAGAACGTGACTCATTTCTAATATTTGAAACAGACAACAAAACCTCACGATCTATTCGCTCAACAATAGAAACCAACATAGTCCAATGATCCCGATATATCTCTGACCATGTTGACTTACTGACACCGACTAATTTTGCTAACGCTGTATCGGTATATTTATCAAGTGTTAGTATTTCCCCAAACCTTGAAGCTGTATCTTGTGCTGCTAACCATACCAATTGCATTAATCTGGCCGTTACCTTTTTAGTGACCCGTTTCCCTGATAGTAAGGGTTTAAACTGCTCCCACACGTAATTACATATTTCTACTTGATGATCATAATCCAAATCATATGCATAACAGTACAACAGCCATGCCTTATGAGCTTCATCTAACTTATTAACTGCACGGCGCCATGAACTAAGACAAAATGTTGTTTCCAGTATCGGAGGTGACGGTGATCTACTTACTCGTGTTTCAGTACATTTAACAGGATCCGATTCACGTATTGCCCCTGTACTATCACGCATTCTATTTCTTTTGAATCTACTCGTTCTTACTAATGCTGCACCTTGAAACGCATCTAATTGCCCTTTAGTTCCTCCGTTAATATTGGCTAATGCTAAGGTCACATTTGCTCGAAGATACTCTAAATATTGATAATTCATTCTGTTATCTCCTGCTGCCACATTAACCTAATACACCTAGGGCAAATGCCTTATTTACCAATTTAATAAAAAACTCTATTTGAGTTCCGTGCTCTTTTTCCCACTCTTTCGGGTCTCGGTGTAACTCACTATGATCTACGCGACATAAAGGAATGACAAAAAAGTCGTGGGGCTTTGTTCCCATACCGCTAAGGCCATAATCAATAATATGATGAGCATCATCAGAGATAGCACCACAACCACAGCAAGGCTGTGATTTAACCCATTGTAGATATTTATCATTTGTCCAGCGCAGTAGTTTTGGGGTCTTCATAAAGCTAGCTGGTGGCTCGGGATCGATGGTTAAATTTAATATAGGCTTTGATATCCGTTCATCATCAACCAAATCGCTGAGGTATTGGTCAGAAAGAGAGATAAGGCCTGATGGTTTATGCTTTAGCTCCTCAGGTAAAGTCATGAGCAA